GGTGTTCATTGCGCGGTTTGAACGCGACGGGCTTAAGCATTTTATCAAACAACGAGTCATCCGACGACAATGAAGAACCAAAGGAGGAAGGTGAGCGAGCTCCAGATAAGAAATCGTCATCCTCTTCATAGTCTAACAGATACTTATGGCGATTTCTCGATCTCCCCATCTTCCTACTTAAAAATGGAGATATAGATTTTGGGGATATACCGCCTCCACGAAAAATGCGTTTGTGAGAAAGCAGCATAGCTAACCTACCTACCCTTAGGTCATTTAAAAATAAAGGCCCTATAGACGTATAGAGAAATGGTGCCCCGAATCATAGGATTATTGGGACGCAGCCGGGTTGGAAAAGATACCGTTGCCGAATATATATGTAAGGAAGCCACCCCCTCCGGCTACCAAATCATTCGTCTCTCTTATCCACTCAAAAAAGCCGCCTGCAGCCTATACGATTTTACAATGGACCAAGTAGAATCCTCCTCCAAAGAGGCCATTGACCCACGATGGGGAAAAACGCCCCGTGAAACCATCCAATCGCTGACAACCTATATGATGGATTATATGGGACACGATTTTTTTAGCCGCAAACTATTTGATGCATACGATCAGTCTATGTATTCACAACATATTATTATCCCAGATATTCGTTATCCAAATGATATCAACGAAATCAGGAAACGAGGTGGAATTGTGATAAAGGTCGTCCGCCCAAACAATCCAATTCAGCATTCTTTTGAGAATCACATTGATGCGCTAGAGGGCGACATTACCATCACAAATGATAAGGGTGTAGATGACCTCCATAGAGAAATAAGACGCTATCTAATCAAACCGTAGGCAGCATTGCGATTGATAGAATGTATTATTAATGGGCTTACAATGCCCTCGTGATTGCTTGGGTGCTTCCGGTGCCGCTTTCTTTTTATTCTGATACTCCAACATCTGGAGCTCAATTTCGCTTTGATGATGCATAATATAATCCAACACGTGATTCTGAAAAATCCATTTGAAAAAATTCAGCTGCCCAATCGTGGTTTCAATGACGACCATCGCCGGTTTATTCTCCAAAACAAATGAAATGCGCTGATGCCGCCGAAACGGATCAAAGTTCAACTTGGTATAGGATTTCAACTGTGCCCGATACTCCAAATAGAGATGAAATTTCTTTAGATGTGGCCCCATTTGCCCAACCACCGATTCATGAATTACATCCATTCGTTCATCAATCCAATACATAATATTCTTATATTTGGAATAATGCGTAATAAACCAGTCAATCACGCGTAAAGAGACGGCATAGTCCCCTTCAATAATCGCATTCAAAATGCTTCTATATTCTGGATGTTTGTCATAGTATGTGGATAACGAATTTAGCAATAAATCACTCCCTTTAGATATCATTAGATGTAATTCATCGTAATTCTTTAAGCCATTGAATTCGCCCGCGCGCTTATACCCTCCAACCATTTAACCATAACCCTCGTTGATTCATATATGCCAAATCTATATCTTGCCCCAATCGTCAATGATGCTGACTTAAAATCGAGCCTGGGTAAGTTCATAGATCTAAATCCAAATTGGACCCATATTGAATCCTCGTCCGAAGCCCCTATCCATATTTACGATAGCGTAACCCAACAACGTATTGCCGCATTACAATCTGACGCGATTCCAGAGGCCCTCTATACCATTGCGGTCAAAGAAATGCTACCGCCCGCCAAGAAGACCCGTTCAACAACTCGTGGTGCCGCCGCAGGAAATCAGGCGCGCTATATCATCAATGACCGGTTTGAGCGCAGTAATCCAGTCAATAGCAGTATTTTAGGTTACTTTGACAGTGCCAATGGAAAGCGTCCCTGTCGCTTAACCAAAATGAGTAAAGATTATTTTGAGTCTTACCAGAATACCTTGCCCTTTATCCAAAAAATGGATACGTGTTTTCAAACCCTATATCCAGAGGCGCATCAGAAACAGTATCTTAGTGCCTCTAACTCGGGCTATAGTATTGCTCAGACAGCCTTTAGCACGATCACGGTGAATTATAATTTCCAAACGGCCCTACATGTAGATAAAGGAGATTTCAAAGACGGGTTTGGTAACCTAGTTGTGCTTTCAAAAGATATGGAGGGCGGGCATCTACTCTTTCCCAAGTATGAATTGGCGATTTCACTGAAAAACGGTGATTTTCTAGCGATGGACGTGCATCAATACCATTGCAATAGCCCGATGACGTTCAAAAGCCCTGATGGTTATCGTCTTTCATTTGTAGGTTATTTTCGTTCTTCCCTTAATAAATGTGCGCAGCGGGATATACTACACCAACAGATTCAAAACCTGAATACAGAGGCTTTAATAGATGGTATATTCGCTCGCTCCAGTCCCATAAAGCAGGTGATTGGCACCGGTAAAAACCACGAAGAATGGTGGCAGCGGGAATCAGACCGATTTCGGCTGGTCTATAAAGGACGACAATATACGTTGTATGACAAATTATTAAAAAAGAAAATCCCATCTCTCCAACCGGCATATGTCTATGCGAAGAATATTTAACGGCATTTACGTCCGCTGCGGCCGCGACTACGACCACCCATTTGTGCGGGAGCCGCCATAGGAGCTTGTGCACCGGGAGCGGGGGGCGCTTGCATATACACCACTTGAGGAGCGGGTGGGGTGCAGCGGCCCGCCCGGAAGAGTAAGTAAAAGATTAAATACGCCCATCCAAATATGAAAGCAAAGAAAGCAAAGACAACTTTCAGTCCGGTATCCACACCAGATGCGGTATTGCATGTCCAAGATAGATAGACTGCGGCAAAACTGACAAAGATACTCGTCATGATAGAGATAGCCTTTCCAACAGTGAAACCTTCATCCTTCTTATCTTCGGATGCGGGCGTAGTAGACGTGGGCGTTTCTGCGAAAGGCTCATTCTTTTTCTTGATTGCATTATAAACGTAATTGCCGACAAGTAGATCCATATACTTATGATGAGAAAAAATGAAAAGAAGCACCGGTAGAAGTATTTATTATAGGGCACCGCCAATTTCCAGGGGCTTGCGGTTAATATCCGGCTCAATGGTGGCAATGTTCCAAGGAGACACTGGCATCTGGGGGTTAGCGGGCTCACTGCGTAGCTGGTAGTTAGCGTTACGTAGAGATTGGCCTTGGGTATTGACACCCACGTGGTAACCAGCCGTTAGGAAGTTCTGGTCACGCACATCACCTTGACCCATGGGGTTCATTTGAGCCCAGCGAGTGTTGGCGGCATCCTTGGGCAGCAGATCCTCAGCGGATAGGCGGTCTCTGGGGAAGCAAGAAGGAGCAGGTGCCGGGATAGAGCCTCCATTTACGCCAGCGGTAACGGGGTTGAATACCTCATTGCCCTGGGGATCGGAGCCACCAAGACCACCGAAAGGGCCAGCGGCGGCATCCGGGGTGGGCCGGCTGTTCTCCGCAACACTCACGGCTTTGGGTAGAACGGGGACACCGTTAGAGATATCGTATTCACCGAAACGCTCAGCATTCACTTTCTTTGCGGACTGATTATAGGATACGAATAAAAATCCTAGAAGGACAACCACCAGTAAAATTGCAAGGGGAACAATCATCTTGTTCTTCATATGACCTTATATACTATTACTAAAAGATAAAATATTTTTCATCTGGTCTATTTTTAGATTCCATTCCTTTAAAGACTCCAGCTCCTGAATCTCTCTAAATTCGCGCCACATGGTTTCCTGATAACCGCGCAATTGACTAATTTTTGCTTCCAGAGATTTATTTTGTTCATCGCATTTAATACGCCAGTATTCTTCTATCTCCGTCCGTTGCTCCGTATCTATCTCCAAGTCCGTCTCTTCCACGTATTCGTCTATCTTACTCAATGTCCAGCGTAATGTAAATTTTTTAGAATAAATATAAAGCCCCTCACATACGATCTTACATTGTATCGGGATCGGCATGGAATATTTATGTGCATTCTGCCATTCTTGGAAATTTGGTATATGAGAGGCCGCAGGTCGCGCATTAGAATAATATACGATTAATTCGTTATCATTCAGAGGTCGCTTAAACATCTCATGGATCATTTCTGCACTTAGTTCATTCTTAAACCATGCCCGGTTTTGTTGCACCAAGGATTCCAGCACAAATTCTTGAATATCTAGTAACCACCTCTTATTATACTCGTGGTCACATATTTTTAAAATTAGCACATAACCATCCTGATTTTTCATGGGATATACTTGCACGATGTTGGCTTTAAAGAAAGAAAGACTAATTGGCTTACGTGCTTCCGTCACCTGTATATAGTAATAATTTGTGCGTTTTCTCGGTGTAGAAAGTTCAATAACCATCGCGCGCCTTGGTTTATATTGGTAAAAGGGATTTCTCCGGTAAAGAATAACGCATGGATTCTAAGTTTATTACCCTAATTCTAAATATTGTCCTAAAAGAGCTTAAACAAAAAGAGTTTAAAACGGAGATTTTGAGGCCGATCTTAAAAAATATACTGTGGTATCTAATGCCCTATATATTAATCATCATCTGCGTCAATATGTTTTTCATGATTATGGCTATCTCGCTTGTTTTATATTTTAAGAAAAATTAAAAAAAAATCTATCAATATAATATAACACAATATGGCCGACACCAACGTTTTCGGTGGCAAGAAACAACGCAAAGTCAGCAAAAAAGGAGGTGATAAAGACAAGGACGGTGGTGCCGCGATTGAGATCGGCTCTATTCTAGCACCCGCGGTGCTTTATGGCCTACGCCGGATGGTAGATGCCAAGGGTAGCCGGAGTGCTTTTCCTTCTCGCCGTAGCCGCGGAAAGCGTTCCGGTGGTGGCATCTTCTCCAGTGTCCCCGCGCCTCTAAACGGTGAGGATTCCATTGGTGACTGGGCTTCGGCCTCTAACAGCTTCGCCAAGCCCGAGGATGTGGGTACCGCTAAACTAGCTGGTGTTGTTCCCGCTACGGTTGCCAAGCCCGTTGAGGCTGGCGCCGTAAAGCCAAGTGGAACCGCCAAACCCATGGATGGTGGCAAGAAACAGGCCCGCAAAGCCAAGAAAGGCGGTGACAAAGACCAGGATGATGACGAGCCCATGGAAGGTGGCAAGAAAAAGGTTCGCAAAGCCCGCAAAGCCCGTAAAGGCGGTGCCGATGATGATGAGCCCATGTATGGTGGTGAGTATGATGAGCCCATGGACGGTGGCAAGAAACAGGCCCGCAAAGCCAAGAAAGGCGGTGACAAAGACCAGGATGACGATGGCCCCATGGACGGTGGCAAGAAACAGGCCCGCAAAGCCAAGAAAGGCGGTGCTGATGAGCCCATGTATGGTGGCGAGTATGGCCTCGTAGATGGTGGCAAGAAAAAGGCCCGTAAAGCCCGCAAAGGCGGCGCTGATGAGCCCATGTATGGTGGCGAGTATGAGGAACCCATGGAGGGTGGCAAGAAGAAAGCCCGCAAAGCCCAGAAAGGCGGCGCCATGGAGCTATTCCAAAACCAACTTGCTGCGATTAACAAAAGAATATATGACTTACTAGCTAAGTAAGCGCCGGTATAATACTACACTCATTTTTACATAATTTAATTTCCTTATGAGACAAATTAAAACGTTGAAAGAATTTCCCCACATGCTTATGGTAATTCCCTTTCGCAACAACCACCTCATTCTTAAATGGATGAGCTTCTATATATTTACAAATTTCTTGGTAATCTTCCAATGTATTTGGCAACAGTTCTGGTAGATATTTCCAAAAAAATACATGTGCGTTTATTTGTTCTACATTCATTTTATATTTTCCAGGATGTGTAAGCACACTGCAGTTGATAAAGGTCCATATACCGATTTCTATAGAATGATGAATAATCTTACTTTGTTTCTTCCAAAACTCGTGCATTTGCGCCTCATTTTCATGTGACTGATTTACCCGATTATGGATTTTAATTAGCCAGCCAGCAATATCTTTTTTATGTGTTGGAAATTCAATCGCATTAAAGTGTATATCATAGTTTCTCCGACATGTAGCACATGGTAATAAATATTTCAAATTATAAAAGAATTCATGTAGCACCGTCTGAGATGCTTGCGATTTAATAGACAGTATATGTAGGAATTTCCAAGTATCTGGCCCCCATTCGTTCGGATCCATTTCTCTTATATCTTAATATTTAACTTTAAGATATTTTTGATAAACCCATTTCAATGATTCAGCTATATCGGCATCCGCATCCGCATCCTTACGACTAGCAATCCACCAAGCCCGATCCATCGCCTGTTCATCCGTCTCAAAAGGAGCCTTAAGCAGACGAATCATCCGACCATTCGTTTTTAGGACACAGTAGCTCATTTGATATAGCAAGTGCGATTAATCTTAACTCATTTTTTACTGCCCAACAAATAATGGGATTTATACGTTCTAAGAAATTTGTGAAACATTTAGAACATATGGAGACATTTTTTAATGCAAGCACCGGAGTCACCGTAACACCGCCATCCGACGCTCAACCCCCCTTTGCATGTAGCTACATTTCAAAGAGTATCTGGGAAGACATTGATTTAACCACCTTTGTAAATGGACTATCTAAATGGGATAATACAAAAGAATTTATAAAATATACCATACAACACCCTGTCATAGACCCAGCCCTTCTAGAAGCCCGTCAAGCTGACCTAACTTATTATTCTAATTCTAAAAATGAACTCCCTAACTTATTGGATGAGAAGAGTGTAGCTACATGGAACTGGCTCTTAACCCTAGAGGATGGCAAAAAGAACTACATTATGGAAACACTCTACCCAAACTCATGGGCATTTAAATGGTTGTATCTGGATCCACTGCCATTAAACCTATATCAAATTTACCGGTGTTATCTCGCCCCCGTAGCGCAGTCTATATACCCCTTGAGTATGGTATTTGGCCCTTATATCTATCTAAGAACCAAGTTAAAATGGAAGATGTCCATAAAATCCTACCTAGGTATGATCTATAAAGGTCTAAAATGGATATATTCTTTCTCAAAGACGCAGATAAAGCAACTGGTAATGCTCCTCATTTATATCGGTATATATCTCTATAGTTTTGTCATAGTCATTGATTTTAGCAACCAACTAAGACGTTATCGTAATATCATTCTAGAGCGACTAAAGACGCTTGAAACATCTATCCGCCGTTTCCAAGATATACTCATCACCATTCCCTCTGACTTCTGGAAAGCATACGATCCAACCATTGAACGCAGCGATTTAATGAAACCCTTAAAGCAAACCGCGGTCTCTTTTTATAATTATTGGAAAACCCCAGAGACACGCACTAACATTCATCGGATTTATAAGACCATGGTCATTTATGACGGTATTCGTAGCATGTCACAGCTATTAAAACAAGACTGGTGCTTACCTACTTATTCACAGGGAACCAATAAACCCACTTATCTTGGTGGAATGAAACACCCCATTCTAGCCAACCCGATCGAAAATCCGATTCAATTAAAGAAACATCTGGTCATTACGGGGCCAAATGCCGCTGGAAAAACGACCTATGTAAAGTCTCTGCTTTGGAATATCCTAATGGGGCAATCGTTTGGTCTCACACGCGCCAACTATAGTCATATCAACCTTTATGATGCAATCTTCCATCATGACCGTATCAAGGATGTAATCGGGTCCAAATCCCTCTTTGAAGCGGAGATGATGAAAGCACAAGAGGTGCTAGAAAAAACAAAAATATATAAGCAATCCATCTATTTTATGGATGAACCGCTGCATTCCACCCCACCTTTAGATGGGTCGTCTATGTTAAAAGCCCTCATGCTACATCTCGCAGAACGCGGTAATATTCATATGGTCTTGACCACCCACTACTTTACGCTACAGGAACTGGAAAAAGAATACCCACAGTATTTTAAAAATGTATGCATGGAGGCGATCCCGACGGATAAAGGATTCCATTTCCCCTATCTGATTAAAAGCGGCTACTCTACACAGTCAATTGGTATTGAGTTATTGCAAGAGAATGCCTTTCCACCGGCCTTGATTCAAACTGCGATTAAAATGAAAAACAAAATATGTGCGTTACATTTAAATGTTTAAAATGGAGACTTCATTTATACTGACGATTCAACTTGGTTTGATTGGCATTGTGCTGGTTGCCGGTCTCTATCTAATTTGGAAGGCACTGGGTCGTATTGAAGAGAAGGTAGATCTACTAATGCTTGAAAACAAGGACGATATTAAAAGTTTCTTCAATATCCCCGCGGCTGCTGCCACTGCATCCTCCACCATCACCCCAACCAACGTTGGCACCGGGACAGGTATCATATCTAGTCAAGACATTCGCATGAACTCTATTTTCCAAAACGATGAAGAAGAAGACGGTGAATTTGTGCTTTTCTCTGCTCCTTTCCAAATGCAAGAGGAAGACCCAGATGATCCGGAAGACGAGGATATTGACTATAGCAATGAAGTAGATGCAGATACAGGTGGTGTAGTGATTGAAGAGATATCTCATATTGGCTACTCAAAGACAAAACTAAAGGGAATGTCTGTTGAAAAATTAAAAGAATTATGCCAAGAACGCCAATTGCCTACCGATGGCACAAAGACCCAATTGATTGAGCAGCTGCTTCGTTAGAAAATAAATAATATCTTCTAACTAATAAAGAGAAATGTCCTGCAAAAGTTGCGATGTCGCAGTTGATCCTAAAGTGATGTGCCCTACTCGTATGTCGGATGGAAGAGCTTTTACCGATTACCGTCCTCGCTGCATTGTGAATGCTGAGCTCATGCAGTCTGTTGCCGGACAAAACATGGTTCAGAGTTCTTATGAATCCCGGATGTATTTACAGAGCCAAGCGGACAAGGTAATGGAGCAAGAGCGCCAGAAAGCAGTGGATCGCCTCATCCCCTGCGCGCCCTGCCAGCGCCCGTTCAGTGACCCCGGAACAATGCTACCTGAGCGCTACGTTGTTCGTTGCGACGGTGTTACATGCGACCGTAAAGAAGTCTATCCCGGTGGCATTGGCGATGGTCGCAACTACGTATAATCCCACAACCTTACTTCTTTTGAGTTTTTGTTTTCTTCTTCTTTCCACCCATAGACATAGTCGTAGGCATATCTTTTGGGGGTGTAACATGTAGATTCTTTAATAATGAAATGAGGTCTTGTTTTTCACTTAATTGTTCAGAACCAAAGGATTTCAGTGGCGTAGCTGGGCGCCCATACGGTGTCAAAGATCCAAACGCCACCAGTGGAGCGGTAGGTTTTTTATGACTGCTCTCACGAGCAACACCCTGTTTGCTGATAGTGCTTTTCGTAGAGGATTTAGGTGCGCTAGGTTTCCGAGGTGTAGGCTTCACACCGGCTTTCTGTGTCTGCACCAGGGTTTGCTTCTTTTTACCGCCGTCTTGCATCGTATTTCCTAGTATTTTCCTAGATTAAAATTAAAAATATGTTGAACAAATAAAGTATAGATGCAATATCATTTAGAAAACGATGATGTAACGTTACATGCAACTGTGATGAACGACCAAGTTCGTCTGACAGGATCTATTAGCAAAGCGTCCAAATATATAGAACGTTATATCATGGCACCTAATCCTATTGATCGTATGTTAAACTATTCCGGTTCTGGTCTGCCTTTTCCATGCCCCGCAATCGCTTTTGAGAATACCCCCAATTACTATGAGATACCGTCCAGTGGTGAGATTCAAGCCATATTCTCCTATCCCAATAGCTACTATACCATGGAGACACAAGAGAAGATTATACCGAGCATCTTTATTACCCTAAAGAGAAACGGAGCCACCCCTTTATACTACCAAATGCAGCTAGAAGATACTCTGCCGCTCAGAACCAGCACCACCTATCGTCCGGCCTTTAAGAAAGGTCCCGAATTCTACGCGAAAAAAGAAGAGATCATGGGCATTCCCCCGTCGCAAGAATGGATCCTACGCAATATTGGCGACTATAAGGCCAAATACGAAATGGCTTAGGCGCCGCCCCCACCCAATTTGAGTTTATCTTGATATTCTTTTTGTTCTGTAATACATGACGATTTATCATAGGTATCCGGCATATAGGCATGGTAGTGTCCATCGTCTCCGCGAAACGATTCCCGCTGGAGCCGCTTGGAATATTCAAAGCTGGCCTTACTAATTTTATCCGCCTCAGAGTGCAACATGACAATCAATGACTGCAGTGGGGCATCTCCCCAACGGAAATAGAAGATGGAACCATCCAGATCAATCTTCCGCAATGTTTTTTGCACCTCTTCTTGAAACCAGAAGCTAGGTTTGGTAATGAAGAAGTTATTATAATACATGACTGGCATCCAGAGCGATTCGGTTTCTTTAATTTCTGGAAGCGGATCTTGTGTAATGGACAAGATGGCACGGAATGGATGAAACTGCACCGCACGCATGGGAATCTTTTGTTCCACAAACATCTCTTGAATAACTGCCTTTTTCTCCGGATAGTGTGTATCAAAGAATTGTTTCATACCATAACAGCACATACCGCAGTCAATATGTAGAAAATTAGAGGAGTAATTGAGGTCTTTATCCGCTGCCCATTGAAAGAGGTCAATTTTAATGGGTTCTTCAATGATAGAATCATCGTCCAGACGCATCACATAATCGTAATTCTTTACATACTTGGGAAATTCCATTAGCCACCAGCGACACATCATCCGATATTTCTCATTTCGCCAATAGGGTGTCGGATGTGGTTTAATAGACAGACACCGTTCCATCTTAATGCGGTCAATGTGTGCGGGCAATTTAAAATCGTTCGGATCCAAGGCTTGGAAGGAGACCAGATCGCGACAGCTAGAACGCACACTCATCAAGATATCTTGTTGAGCGTCATTATCGTAATCTCCTTCGTGAAATATGATAACCGGATGCTTATAAGCCGCATTAAAATGTTTAAAGAGGAAATACAAGGACGTTTTTAGATAGGTGCGCCGCACCTCATTATTCTGTGTAAGATAGCAGATAGCGGTCTTCATTGTGTTCAATACGATAGAAACCCTTAAATAAAAAATGACCCATCAATCCCCACATCACCCTCAACCCAAACCATGGACATCTCTTCTATAAAAAGCATTCTAAAGCTCGCTAATCATAGAGATTATCCATGGATCAAGCGCCGCCGTGAAGTCGTGAAAGACAAGCGTTATATCTTTTCTGTCCGCAGTGATTTCTTGGCAAAATACACGGACATTTGGTATCGCAATCGCTATCCAGATACAGAGCGCGTCTATGAAATTATGAAAAGCATTAAAAAAGAAAACGAAATTGACAATCGTATATACCTGGCGTTGATTATAGACCGCCCACATGAGGATAAGCTCCTCTGTTTTGATGGAAACCATCGGCGGGAAGCACTGATTCGTATGTATCGCATGAATGGATTTACGTGTTGGGTAGATCTAGATATATTGATAGATGTGCCTGACGCGGAAGTGATAGATGCATTTCGTCGTATCAATCAAGCTGTCAATCTACCAGATGCCTATCTAGAAGACGATCCAACCTCACCCGTGGTGCAGCCATGTGAAGAATTTGTGAAACAATTTATAGAGAAATGGCCAGGTATTATTGTGGATCGCAAATCAACCCGCGCACCCTATTGCACTAAAAATCAACTGATTGATCTGGTGCATCCATTTATACACGAAAGCAATCTTATGGAGAAGTTTATTAAAATAAATGCAGAGCATATGGGTGTCAAATACGCCGCCAGCACTATGAAAATCTGTGAAGATCACAACGCGTGTTATATCTTTGCTGAAGGATGCGGCGCCGTGCGTAAATCCCTACTTAGTAAATAAATTTGCGATCTCACCAGCCAAACCGGTCTTATTCTGCAGCACTTTACTTAAATCGGGGTTAATGGATTTGATATCTTTTAATATATCCAATGGCGGAATGGTAAATTGATCAATCGTAGAGGGGCCGGGGCCCGGTGCCGGTGTGCCCGTATCAGATATACCGGTTCCGCCGCTGCTCGCTGCCGGAGGGGTTCCGCCGCTACCGCTGGTGCTCGCTGCCGGAGGGGTTCCGCCGCTACCCGTTGTCGCCGGAGGGGTTCCCGCCGCATGAGGATTGGTCACATTTAACAAGGTGCATTTTTTCAAATCATCCGAAGAGACAATGGCAAATCCGTCTTTCTTAACCATCCATTTTTCTTCTGCTTTCTTCGCTTCATCTTCAGCAGTTTTAACTTTAACAATTTTACATTGCTCTAGTTCCTTCTGAATGGTATTAATCGTAATAGATTGATTTACAAGCATATCATTTAGCTTAGCGACCTGATCTTCCGATAATTGTTTGAGCTGATCAATAATTGTAGCTACGCCAGAGGATTGTCGGGTAAAGTATTCAATGATCTTTACGTGCATTTCCAATGTGATAAAGTTCTTGAAATATAGGAAACCCAATAATGATGCATCCCATTTCCCCCCGTTATTAATTTTAATAGGAGAATTACCTAATACGAATACTGGAGGAACAGTAATTAACGCAGATGTAAATTGTGTTTCTCCTAAATAGATATATAATTTTGGGCTAGGTAATTCCAATTTATTGTATGAAATACTCATGAGGATCGGATTGCCTGCTGCTTTTAGAGCTAACTTTGCAATGGGAATCGTATAACGGTCAGTTTCTGCACCAAAGATGGTCACTAGATTTACTTTGGTGGCGTCCGTTGCATTAGGTTCAATTAATACCCGTATATAATTGGGCGATTCTACAAATATGCGAAATAGTTCAATGGGATTATTTTCAACAAACACAAAATCTCCATTCTTTACAAAGAAACTGACTGTAAATGCATTTAGAGAGAAATCGACCAGATTTAGTTTATCAGAACTAGGGCCTGTGATTTGTTTATTTTTTAGGGGCAAACCAGTGGGTGGTCTTATAGAAAGAGGGAGTGTATCACTTGTAATAATTGTAAAAGGATCCATATTTGCAACATGATTGTATAATTTATTAGCGGCAGGTATGTAGTTGGCCTGAGCCTTGTTATAACTGGTAAAATCACTATAGGAAGAGATATAAATGATTAGATTTTCATAATTAGGAATCTTGGTTGTATCTTCAATGTATGTAAATGTATTCGTTGAAGAATCGGCACTGACAAGACCATTTAGCAGGCCTTTTAATGAATCCACAATTTTTTGAGCATCCTCTACAGTGACGTCTGTTGTGGCACCACCAGTAGATGACGGAGCCGGAGCAGGAGCCGGGCTCGGAGTAACCGCAAAGGTCTCTTCCATTTTAGAAAAATGGTTGTAGTAGATATATAAACCGCTGAATATCAGAAATCCAATTAGAATGGATAAAAGATATTTTCTAGACATCTTTTCTCTCTAATGTTCAGAGACATTTTTTCCAGAGAAAAAGTAATGAAACAATCCCTGGTGAAATGTTCCTTTTTACCTTCATCTCCATTAAAAATCAAACATTTTGATCCATATGAATGGAGTATCCTTCGCATTATTTATAACGAACATTATACAAAGGTTATTCTATATATTCATAAAGAGACGAAGCGATTAGGTGCCCTAAAGCTATATCAGCGGAATAAAATGACCGATCGTGAAATCAAGCGAAAAGAACAGGATTTTCAAAAAGAAGTGTATGTGCATACCATCTTTGACGGGGTAGATCATATACTCCCATTATGGTTTTGGTTTATTTCCGATACGGAATGGGGTCTCATGACCAAATACATGAACCATAGTTTCTTGCTAAAGCGATTGTATGATTATCACTGTGAAGAGTGTATATTGCATACAGTGATATATCCCTTACTAAAGAGTGTGGAATATCTGCATCGGAATCATATTATCCATCGGGATATAAAACCTGAAAATATCTTTATTCATAATCACCGTATCTATTTAGCAGACTTTGGATATTCTCATTTATTAACCAATGCAGAAGATTATTGCTCCAGTTTGGCGGGAACATTAAATTATATGGCTCCCGAATTACTGCACCATTATGTGAGTAAAGAAAAAGAATCTGTATTAAAATATAAATATGAAATAGATATTTGGGCAATCGGTATTATTTTATACGAAATCATCTTTCATATTAAACCATTTGGCTGGAGTGAGCATAAAAATTATACCAGAAATGATCCTACCAGACCACATTTTATTTTATCTTGTTTAAAAAATAATTTATCTTTTCCAAAACAAGTAAGTCATAATGTACAAGATTTTATAAAGAGATGCTTACAGAAGAATCCGAACGATCGTGCGACGATACGAGAATTATTGGAACACCCGTGGATTATAAATTATTTAAAACTAAGAGCTGTTAAGGATATAAGTTCCCAATGTCAGCGCATAAGCAGACCACCGCCGCCAGATCAGAGCCTGAATCCGAATCAGAGACATCCCTACTCACAGATACAGACAGCGACGAAGGCTCGTCCAACAACAACGACACCATGCTGGAAGACCCAATGTATTATATGCTAGAAAATTTCCTAGAGGCCGAAGATGGTAAGAATATTGCGACCATCCTACAGGAGCTTGTCATTGAGCTAAAGGGTATTAAGCAACTACTCGCGGATAAACGTTAGCAGTCTCTTATGCGTTATGGTATGATGATAGACGGCATCCCATTCTTCTACCGGTAGCCTACAATTTTTCTTTTTATAAACAAGATAGAGTCCATATCTTCCCATTTCCACCTTGATGTCTTTATATTTCTGAGGAAGTTGGCACATAAATTCAATGTCCTTTTCAGTAATCTCACTCACATGGTTTAACTTCTTCCATTCCATAAAGGGTGTAACAGAGATATATTTCTTTGTAGCGCTAATATAAATGGCTGGACCATAACGCGTCTCAATAATCGCTACCACTGGCACTGGCACTGGCGCTGGCGCTGGCGCCGCTGCTACTGCCTCTGCTTCTACCCCTACCCCTTGCTGTGCCGCCGACGCCACCGCCACTGCCCTTGCCTCGGCTGCGCCTTCCAAACCCACTGAAAAGTCTTTATAAAATTCAGACAGAATGGCTATTTTAGTGGTCTCGCTCCGACTGATTTTATCCAGATCTTCTTCCATGTGCGACGTGAAATCTTTATCCAAGAGAGATGGTAGAATCTCTTTTAAATAATCAATAATACGTTCGCCAAGTGATGTCGGAATAAACTTATCTTTCTCTTTGCCATTGCCTCCTACATTAACGGCCTCTTCTTCTGTTTTAATTTTCTTAGTTTTCGCATTCAACGTATATTTTCGCAGCTGAATGACCGATGTTGGTGCGCATCCTTTCGTAATATATCCTTTCTGAAATAGCTTTTCCAATATCGCAGAGTAGGTAGAAGGCCGCCCAATGCCCTCTTTCTCCATCCATTTGATAAGCATGGGCTCATTATACAGACCAGTCGGCCTCGTAATATTGGCCTCACCCACTGCTTTAGTCAATGTGACCGCGCCTCTGTCCGCCTCAGCCAATTTATCCCATAGTGTAATCAGTTCTGTCTCTAGCTTCTGATTGGGTTGCCAAATCTCCAAATATCCTAATGTCTGAATAAAGCTAACCTTTCCGCGAAATTCATAAGGAAACGAATCATTGACCAGAGTAAAGTGATAGTTCATGTATTCCGCCGCAGGCATTTGTGAGGCAACCGAACGCCGCCAAATGAGATCATATACTTTACAATGCCCTGGTGTAAAAGCCTCTACATCCAACCCCGTCTTCTCAAAGTTTGTGGGACGAATGCATTCGTGTGCCTCTTGTGCATTGGCTACTTTACTTTTAAAGGAACGATCCACTACATAAGATGCATCAAACGCGTTGCTTAGATATTGATGCACGGCAGTTTTCGCATCCGCCGAAAGATTCACCGAATCTGTCCGCATATAGGTAATCAAACCTTTTTCATAGAGCTCCTGGGCATAACTCATGGTTTGTTTGGCAGGAATTTTATATTTTTCATAAGCTTCCTGTTGCAGCGCAGATGTCGTATAAGGAGCTCCTGGATTCTGCTTAGACGCTTTCTTTTCAAACAATAGCTTCCATTCTTTACCATTCAATGCATTCAACACCGCTACGACGTCCTCACCACCATCCCCACCCCCAAATTCCATCTTATGACTCGCCTTCTTCTCATACAAGTGTGTCGTAAGGGCCGTCTCATTTAGATTAAAATAGCCCGCGATTGTCCAGAAAGGCTCTGCTTGATGCTCTTGGAATTCTTTGAATCGCCAAACGATTTCTGCAAGAAGAGCACTTTGCACACGACCGGCAGAGAGCCCACTGGATGAAAATCGCCTCCATAACAATGGCGATACTTTATATCCAACCACACGATCCAATGCACGGCGCGCCTCTTGAGCATTAATCAATGCAATGTCCAGATCTCTCGGTGCAGCCATAGCTTCTGCAATCGCCCGAGGCGTAATCTCATGAAATGTAATACGCTTATACCCACCCGCTTTTAGTTTCAGATGATTCCTTAGATTCCAAGCAATAGCCTCCCCTTCACGGTCTGGATCTGCCGCTAAATACACCATCTTCGCGTCTTTCACTAATCCTTTAAGTTGCGCAATCACCTTCTTTTTCTGATCAATCGGTGTATAGTCTATTTCCCAAGTGCAGGTATTCACACCCAGCGTTTTAAGAGGCAGATCAATGATGTGTCCAAAACAAGCTACCACTTTAAACACACTCCCACCACCGATCGCACTCTCATTTAAATATTTCTGTATGGTTTTACTCTTGGACGCCGACTCCACAATGACCAGATTATACGACATCTTTGTTGCTGTTGTAAAATAAAAATAATAAAATCCCCTCATTTTTTACTCTCTAGAGATCAATATTCATAGAAACTCTCGGTATAACCCGACGAATGCTCGTATTTTCTTTGACTGGGCGCTCCGATTCAAAAATAGCTTTGAATAAATCCCCACCATTCATCTCTTTGCATTCCAAGAGTTTCTCTTTGATTTCGTGTAGCTTAATGGGCTGCTTGACTTTACGAACGCTGTGGCAAATACGCCCCTGTGTGGTATTTAGCTTATCATATCCATATTGAACCATGAACTTCTGAATAGATTCAGATAAGGCCTTCTGATGTACGCGTCTTTCACGAATCGCAATATCCAACTTACGCACCTGGTCATCTAGTTTTACCCATTCCGCTACTTTAGCGCGAAAGTCAGTAAGTTCCTCTTCGTCGGGCGTTTCTCCTTCTTCAATGGCTTCCTCAACCACATCCTTTTCAATAAGATCCATAATATATATAAACAACGCAAAATAACTTTAAGCACCTATACGCACCCTACCTAACCCTTAATGGCATATTTCTCTAATTCATCCACAGTGCGCTCACCATCGTATTCAGAGATGACTTTGCCACCCTTAATCATCTGAATGGTTGGGAATCCACGAATATTCTTGAATTTTTTAGGAATATCCTTAATGTTCTCATATTCTACCTGGGCGACCTGGACGTTCCGGTTTTTCTCTAATTTGGCAGCTAATTTATCCCAAGTGGGTTTAAACGCTACACAATGAGGGCACCAGTCGGCATAGAACAATATGATCATGGGTTTATCTTTTCCCACGCACTCCTTGAATTTATCTTTATTTTTAGGATTAACTTTAATAACTTTCATATATATCTACATTGGCGAAACATAAAAGTTTTGCGGCCAAACGCAATTTATTCCTTATATATAATTAACTATATATCTATGTCAAGTATTCAGTGGAACGATTTAACCTGCACACAACAATCCAGCTCTATGTCCTGTATGGCCATGAGAGACCTTGCCATGAAAGAAGCAGACGAGAATCAGACCCAAATGATGTATCTGTTAGACGACCCTTCATGCGAAAGATACCATAGTATATACGATAAAGGTCAGCTCAATGGAACCGTTCTTAGTCGGCGCTTATGTTTTACCCATGACCCGGCTCTGAAACAAGGCGCTTATCAACAGCAATACGAGAATGGATTCACACCCAATTACGATCAATGGACCCGTCGTAAAGATATCTCGGCGCCTTATACGCCCCCCGATAACATGACACCAATCAATGCGGATGTCTGGAACAATATGTCTAGCGATGCGTCCGCTATTACAAAGTGTGGCACGGGTGGAAACACCAATACCTTCCTACCCAACACGGCCATTCCCTATGGTATCTCCGCCAATGAGCAAAGTTCCGTGCCAGCCGACTTTTTACAATCCATGGGATGCTGCAAGTAAATGTAATCCCATTATAAGAGTAAAGATGGCGGCTTCCTCCTCCCTAGTTCTTTTTCCAAACCAACTCTTTGAACCTGCCCTTCTCAAATCTATGCGGTTACATGTAGCTACAATATATTTTATAGAAGATCCTCTATTTTATGGAAACCGAAAGGGTTCTGGTGCAGTAGAGAACCTTCAGCTCAATCAATTACGTATATTATATATGTATCTATCTCACCAACGCTACATACAAAGCCTCAAAGCCGCAGGTTTCAAGGTCATCTATAAAGGCATCCAAGACTTATGGAAAACACCACGGGATTACTCCTTTCTCCCACCCCACTGCATGCTATTTGACCCATGTGACCAACTGCTCCTAAAGCATCTACCTTCCCATTGTGTCGTGCTAGATAGCCCATCGTTTATCTTAACCGCTGCGGATATACACACCTATGCTCCACCCTCCACCCCTACAAAACGGCTACAGCATGCGACTTTCTATACCTTTGTCAAGCAGAAGCTCCGTATATTGACAGATACCCCCAGTCAAGATAAATATAATCGCGCCCCCTATTCTAAAGCATTGATAGAGCCACCGAGCCCTTTTAACCACCTTTTCAGTCGCCCACTGGAATGGGAAGCCGCTGTGCGTTGGTTAGAGAAAACCCCCTTTGCCAAGAATCCGAAACCCTCCCTCCCTTGGAATGAGCTCATCCGAACATATTGTGTGCATCTGCCTCTTACCACTACAGACGTTCGCATGTGGCTCAACGATTTTATCAAGCAACGGTTAGACCTGTATGGCAAATATCAAGACGTTGTCATCCCCACCAATCCTCTCTTATATCATAGTGGTCTATCTATTTATTTAAATAATGGTTTAATTACCCCCATGGAAGTGATCCGTGCCGTGCAGAGAAAGAAGACGGCGCTCCAGAATTATGAAGGCTTTGTCCGACAAGTGATTGGATGGCGCGAATACTGCCGGATGTACTATCTGCATGTAGCTACATCTGAGTATAGAAAGAATATATTTCATCAAAAAAACACACCTAAGCTCTCTCTAGAGTGGTATGAGGGTAAAACCGCTGTGCCAATCGTAAATGAAACCATCCAATATGCCTTTAACTATGGGTATATCAACCATATTCAACGCCTAATGATTATATCTAATTACATGACCCTTTCTAATATTCATCCAGATCATGTCTATCGTTGGATGTATGAATTTAGTTTAGATTCCTATGAGTGGGTCATGGTGTTTAATTGTTATTCCATGGGCACTTGGAGCGACGGAGGCTTGGCCATGCGAAAACCCTATATTTCAAGTGCTAATTATATCATAAAAATGTCAAAAACCCCACGCAGCGGCGAGTGGGTCACCCACTGGAATGCGCGCTTTCATGCCTTTCTCACCAAACACACCGATATTTTGAAACATACGCAGTTAGCGAATCTACTTTAGGAGATAATAATCTTAGTAGAGTAAAGAACGTAACGCTTATGGCGCTGCTCTCGCTTCAAACGCAAAAGCAAAAGCAAAAAGATGGACGCATAGAGGGTTTCTCAAGGGCATTCTGTCAGTTGATTACTTATCCATTTGAAACGAAGAAAACGTATCTCCAAGTGGGTAAAGCACCCATTGCATTTGTGCAATGTTATAGAGGTATTTTCCAATCCTCTGCCACATGTGGTCTTGTATTTGGGGCATATTTCAATATCTATCATCTGGTCCATCCGAATCCATTGGCTTCTTCCATTGCCGCCTTTATAACAAGTTTTATGAAAACACCGATCGCCAATAGTATGCGTGTAATGCAAATTAATCCATCGCATAAGAACTTCCTTTATTCTGGCTATAAGATTGTAAAAAAACGCGGCATGCAAGGGCTCTACAATGGTTACGGAGTGAGTCTGTTAGAGGATATTATTGAGACCTCTATACGTAATATCTTTTATGAACACACGAAGGTATATGTTGCCCCGCAGTTTGGATGTTTGATAGGAGCTCTGGCCGGTGCGCTCGGAGCCGCTTTAACTACCCCCTTTGACACGATTCGCACCAATATGGCACATGCATCTATACAACATGGAAAGAAGAACGATATATTTCACGTGACCACTGAATTGCTTGTTTCAAAAGAGGGAACCGCAGCCCTTTTTAGAGGCATCCATCTGAGAGCTACATCCAATGCCGTGCGCTATGCCTTGTATTACTTAATTACAGAATACTTGTATGCTCTCCAAAAAAAGTAGATATTTTTATTTTTATCTATTTAATTAATTAAAGAGAATGACCGAATATAAGTTACAAGTAACTGTTAAAAATCTGTTCAACGATGTTTCAGGTATAAAAAAAGAATATAGTAAAGCTTTAAAAATATATACGGATGAAGCCCATTTTACTACCATAAATAGAGCGTTGCGTTTAACTCCATTACAAACAAAATTAGTGAGTTTAAAGAGAAGAGTTTTTCCTAAAAGTGAGGATTCTGACTATAAAAACGTTGCTACTTCTGATTTATTTACAACTAGCGAATATAAATTATATGAGGGTGAAGCGTTAGATGCATTGGGAAAAATAATTAAATTATTTGATAATGAGGATATTACTAGACATGTTTTTCCTAGAAAAATAGACCTATATAGAAGTATTAAATATAGATTTCTACCTGATTTTACGAAAGAAATATATACATTACATGAAGATAAGGCTTTTACATCTACAAGCACTTCTTACGACTTTATATTTAAATTCAAAGAAGGAGATATAGATACTTTCAAAACAAAGTTACATTTGTTGCCTGGACTAACCTACAGAACTATATCTTTAAGCGACTACCACTCTAATAGCCCTAGCGAAAAAGAAGTGCTTATGAATAGAGGATGTGTATATTTTTATATAGGAAAAAAGGATAAAACACATATATATGAGTTTATTCTATTACCTAATATGGAGACCTATCAGAAAATAGGAAAACAAAAATTAATGAAATTAGGAAGCGAACTATTAAAGGAGTCAAGCGATATATTAGATAGTACATTATTATTAGAGAAAGAATTATCAAAAAAAGCGAAAGAGAATAAACGTGTCTATATAGATGAACTCACGTATCTAATTCAACTATTTATTACAAAAGACATTCTAACATCTCCTAAATTCTATGATTCGTTTAAAGATGAAGTATCATTATTACAAACAACTTTATTTAATCTAGTCTATCTTGAGCCTATATATAAATATTTTCCCTCTTCAAGATATTTCATAGAGAGACAAATTTCTTATATTAGCTGGTTTATTTATCTGATAGACAATGGCTTATTAACATCTCCTAACTCTAATCTAAAGCTCATAAATGATGTTGAATTATTGAATAAACAATCAAATATGAGAGATGGCTTAGTAGCTCAATTAAAAGACTTAGAAACTTACTATCTGAACAATGGAGGCGCGCTAAGATCAGTCAGCCCATAGAATATTTATATACAAATAATGTATAATGACCTATGAATTACAAATTACGATACCTAATCTTTTTAAGCAACAAAATCGTTTGAATCCGACTCAAGAGAAAGCTTTAAAATATTATTCAGGTGATAATTTATATCCATTTATCAATCGTATTACACGAGGAAAACTAAAGCCAACTAATAAACAAACAACAAAGACAACAAAAATAAACAAATATAATTTTACACCAGAAGAATACGACCGCTTTTTAAATATAGCGATAGATACATTAGAAATATTAGAAGAAATATTTGAAAGCCCTTTAGCATCTCTATACGTTTTACCAAGAAGAACGGCGTTATACCGATCCATTGATAAAAAATATCAGAAAAACTTTATAAATGATGATGTGTTATATTCTACTTATCAGGATAACGCCTATACATCCACTACAATTAATTTAAATGTAGCAAGAGTTTTCAAAGATGTGGATGCTTTTAAAACAAAATTATATCTATTGCCTGGTATCCCATATAATATGGCCATCGTGGATTCTTTATCGGCAAGTGTGAAAGAACAGGAAGTATTATTAAATAAAAACTGCGTCTATTTTTATATAGGTAAAGTTGAAATTAATAACGAAACTATAAAAAGCACCATATTACATGAATTTATTTTATTACCAAATATGGAGGTTTATAAACAAATAAGCCGACCAGTTTTAGAAAGTTTAGGGAGAAAAATTCACCAAGAATATGAAGATATTTTAAGAAGTGTAAATATATTCCAGGAAAGAAATAAAGATACTTTTCGTATGGGTTTTACTAAATATAAATACATCTCTGAATTAGAGTATTTAATGCAAGTAATTATCACAAAACCAAAACCTTTACCAGATCCTATATGGGGTGTCACTATTTATACATATTTTGAAGTAAATGCACTTAAGCTACAGAGGTTATTGTTTATGGGTTTAACAGACCTTATTTCTTTACATACAGTGTTTATAGATGGCACAGCAGAGGTTTATTTACTAAGAAAGCATCTAGATAATATTCAATGGATATTGTATCTAATGAAAATACAGAAATTAGATATTCAACGATATATAAAAGCAATAAAGCTTCCTTCTATAGATACTAGAGAGAAATTACAAAGTTATTTACGAAATGAACTGCTAAAAGATAAGAAGCTTCTAGAAGAAAAGCTGATAGAAATTCAAAACAAAGGTGGTCGTCGCCTCCGCGCTAACTAAGCTCGATATTCATTTTTATTATCCCTCAATTTATTAAGATGACTTATGCATTCCAGGTTACTTTAAAAAATCTCTTCAGTGATGTAATCCCCATTATAGATGAAACGCATAAGGAGGCGTTAAGGACTTATTCAAAGGATACTTATTACACGATTATAAACCGCCTGTCTAGAAATACGACCCCTTTATCTCAATTGTTGCATAGACTAGGCACCTATGTTGATATCCGTTCCACCTTTAAACAACAAGGAAAAGTAGCATCGGCACAATATATACCCTTTTATATATACACAGAAGGTGTGGCGACCGCAGAGAAAACGTTGCCAATATTAAAAGAGTTATTTCAACAGAATTCCATTAAATTCCCAACTCGGATATCCCTCTATAGAAGTATTGACAATAATTATAAAAAAGCCCTAGGTATTACAGAATCAGAATCCGGAAAAAACAAAGAAATGACACATGTCTATCAGGATAAAGCATTTACCTCTACCAGTATATCGCTAGATTTTGTGTTGGGATTTAAAAAAGAGACAGGATTTAAAACCAAATTATACTTATTGCCTGAAATAGAATATAGCCTAATTCCATTAACAAAAGGATTAACTACACACGAACATGAGAAAGAAGTATTGTTAAATACAGGCTGTGTTTATTTCTATATTGGACAGAGCCTCTATGAGACAAATTTACCAGGAGTAACAGAAATATCTCAGATATATGAATATATTTTATTACCAGATATGGAGACCTATAACCAAATTGGTAAAGAAAAATTACAACTCATTGGAAAGGGCATCCACGAAGATTATATAGATATTCTTAAACATACTAAAGAAATCCCTGATTTAAATAAAGCTAAATATATTGCAGAGCTAGAATATTTATTGCAATATGTCACTCGGCCACAACCAAATGACACTGAATTACTATCTTTATCTGAACAGGAAATTAAAGATAGATATCGTTATTTTGTAGAGAATCTCAAACTATTACAGAAAACCTTATTTGATACAGTGTTCCCAAATTCTATTCTTACACAAGACAATATAGAAAGAAAGATAAATAAACAGCGTAGAGAGATATATATACTAAGAGAGTATAAAAATACAGAGCTACATAATATGCAGCGTAAAGTAATAGAAGAGTTCAATGAATCAATCTATGGAGGCGGCGCCGGTGACCACGCTGCTAGCAACCGTTTTCAATTTTATAAAAAATATCTTCGCTCTAAGTAATGTCACATCCTGAGAATGATAAATATATATATCAAGTGACCTTTAACAATATATTTAACGATTTCTCTAATATAAAACCTGCTTATAAGAACGCTTTAAAAACATATAGCGGTGAAATATATTATACTATAATAAATAGAGATTTACGTTCAAGTGTAGTTGGTAGAATAACATCGGGTATAAAGAGATATATAAAGCAAAAAGCACCTACAGAGTCTGGATCTAGTGCCGATATGATATCTTACGATGAATATAAAAAATACGAGCATAATGCATTAAAAGCTTTAGATGAAATTAGAAAACTATTCACAGAAGATATTACGAGACATGTATTCCCTATAAAAATTACCGTCTATAGAAGTATTTATAAAAACTATCAGGAGTTTTTTACGAAAGAGCTCTATACCGCCTATGAAGATAAAGCATTAACCTCGTCAAGTATTTCTTTAGACTTCGTATTGGGATTCAAAAGAGTCACTGGTTTTAAAACAAAGTTACAATTATTACCAGGTTTAACATATAATGTCATTCCTTTAGGTAATAATGATATAGCTTATATGCCTGGTGAGAAAGAAGTGCTTATTAAAAATGGTATCGTATATTTTTATATAGGTAAGCATGACATAGTGAATAAAGAAGAGTGGTCTGGTCATGAATTAAACGAAGTTCCTATCACTTTGTTTGAATTTATTTTATTACCAAATATGGATACGTATAAAACAATCGGTAAAGATAAATTAATTGAAATAGGAAAAGAACTATTCAAAGAAACAGTAGATATTTTAGAGAGCGTAAAACTATTAGAGACGCATTTAGAGAGCGTAAGATTACCACCACCATATAATTATCCTTTAATACATGTACCCCAAATAAAAAATACTTATATTGACGAACTATCGTATTTAATCCAACAATTTATTACAAAAGATATACTAACATCTAAGTCCAAGTCTTTTTATACAGAGTTTGAAGAAAATGTGAAAAAATTACAGCAAACTCAATTCAAAAATAGCTACTTATTGCCGCTAGCAACTGTTTTCAAGGATAAAGATTATTTTATTGAGAGACAAATCTCTTATATTAAATGGTTTATATATCTAATAGATAACAAATTATTAACTCCTAATAATGAACGTCTCATCAATAATATTGAATTACTTAAACACCAATCAGATATGAGAGCTGGCCTATCCAAACATTTAAGAGCACTCACTGACTATATGGATGCTTACCACTATAACCGCGGTGGCGCCCGCACTAAAGCTAAATCTTCTCAATTGTAATACACCAATTATCAAACTCGTAATGGCATGCTATAATCGCGACACCCATCTCTTTCGTAAAATAGCTTCGCAATTCGGCCTCTGTAAATAGATGATAATAGCGTAGAGATATAATCGCCCCTTTTCGGTCTTTCCATGGTATCATGGCGTCACCGTTTTCTAGCACATTCCAATAACGTACCCGTTTATGGGTTTGCCCTTGTGCCCATACCGTCACCAAACATTTACCACCTGGCTTTAAAACACGCACCATTTCTCTTATAAACTGCACCCTACGTGACACGTCCGATAGATGATGAAAGACCGCTACGCATATAACTGCGTCAAATATCCCCGGACGATAGGGTAGTGCCAATCCATTGGATTGCGTTACATCCCCTTTTTTATGTGCAATGTCTAATAATCCAGCACACATATCGTTTCCAACCATCACTATATCTGGACGATATTGAAGGTATTTGCCATTGCCACATCCATTGTCTAAGATAAATGCCCCCGATGGCATGCTATCTAGAAAAGAGCGCACTGCATTCCAATGACAGAATCTTGAATCGTCAAAGGGTTTCGCAATCTCTTGATACACATCATGAACGTATAGTTGTTCAAATTCAGCCATCTTTATTCTTCTTACACTATCTCTCTCATTTTTTACACAAATTTTTTAATAGGAATACCAGCCCTAATAAAATTTGATTTATGCATTATATTTATATTAACGCTCTCACCATACGCTAACGCTCAGCCACACACATACGCTCTCGCTAACGCTGCTAACGCT